TAAGCTGCTGCTGCGTGCTTACCAGCTGTATTTGTAAATCTGTGATTTTTTGCTCGTAGTGCTCACTGCTATAATCATGCCCAATCGCAAATCCCGCAGCAAAAATGCAAGCAGCTAAAAGTGTAAGTACAAAACCTGTTAAAAAGTCGTCTTTAGCCATGATCAGCCTCCGGATCGATCATTTGTCCGATAGCTTTTATTACAGTATCAGCTATCAAATTCGCGCCATCGAGTACACCCTCTTTGTAAGCATCATCTCTGGTCGCGGGTGCTGCTTTAAGCATACCGATTATTTTTGGCAAGGATAGCTGCAAAGCATCATATACTGCTTCTAATGTTTCTGTATCCAGCATTCAATCACCTCCTCAAAGTCAAATACTTCCGCGCTTTTACCATTTGGTAATTTAATCACTCTACCTTTTCCCATCGTGCCAAATAGACCGTAGGCCGCCCAGTTACAACCAAGCTGTGGATTATATCTACCAATACAATTAACTGCCGCTTTATCTGGACTATCGACATACTCTCTAAACTCGCTAACTTTATTTCCCCTGCCGCAATTTGGGCATTTAAAAATATGCTGCTCAATATCTTTGCCAAATAAGCTAACACCCTCAGCTTTCCATTCTGCAAGCGTCTGTTCTTTCATTTTGCAAATCTCCTCTCATAATACTCAATGGCACACTTAGATCCGTTTAGCTCTAAGTCTCTGATATAATTCTCGGCATCTTGCTGCGTCGCAAATGTATACTCTGTAAATAAATTTTTATCAGTAACTGCGTGGGTTGCTGTAATGCCTTTGTTGTAAACTCTTACAACGTGTTTTTTAGTAGTAGTCATGTGTCTCCAATCCATCAAAACGACCTTGGTTGACGTAATATGCACCAATCAAAATAGCGTCTGCCTCATCATCTTTTACTGTTTTTCCGCAATATTCGAGAGCTTTTTCTTTCGATTGTGCTTTCATCGCTTTTTTCGAGCGGTCTTTGTAGCTAAACTTCCAGTGCTTACGCCATGTTGATACATTGATAAACACGACATTATCAGCTATCAATCGTCCTAAGATAATTCCTGTCACAATGCCAATTTTTAACATAGATTGTTGATTTTGACCCATTACTGAGTTTTTTTCGACTGCGATTGTACTAAAGTGGCAATCGTATTTTTTTAGTGCTCGTGACTGGATAGCTCTTAATTGGCTAGCCATATATCGTCCACGTTCGAAATAAGAGTCGCTCTTATGTTTTAAGACACCACTCTGGATAAGGTCTGAGCCTTTAAATAAGGCCCAACCTGTACCAGAAGTTGAGATGTCTAGCGATAATACTAGATTGCTCATTCAAGCACCCCGCGAATGCCAAGGGTTTCAAAAATATTCTTCTTGTTATCTTCGATAAAAGCAAATACTTTTATGATTTCATCTGTGTCTTTCTTATGTTCTTTAGCAAAATATGATGATGTTAGATTAATCACGTTGTGAGGTTTTGCTTCTAGCATTAAGTCATAAACTATCTCAAACAATTCGCCGTCCTCGTCCAGCGATAGCTCATCGTCAATCTTTATAAACTTGCTAGTAAAACGCCATCTTTCAGCTAGATTACCCTCAATGACAAAGTCCCTATCTACTCTATCTAAAATTAATATTGTGTCAGTTCCTGTAATTTTGATTTGTTCCATATTTTCACCTTTTTAAAATCCACACTCGCCCTAAAATTGTGTGTGAGCATTAGCAAGGACGAGTGTAGCAACTCTTTATATCATCAATCCTGTTAACTTGACGATATTGCAATTTTCCTTTCTCGCTCGGAAAATATTTGTTGCTGCAAAGGCCGAGCTTCACTTTGCAATACAATAAGATCTCCTAAAAAATTCCTGCAATCAAATCATCGAGATCAACCACCCTATTAAGCTTTTTCTGACTTCGACAGTAATCACAACGTCCACACGACTTAGCTTCAGCTTTACCAATGATGACTTCGTGCACATGCTCCACATTGTTTTCAAAAAGTTGCAACCCTTCATCTAGCCACGTTTGGCCAAGTTCGATAAGTTCCTTATCTGGTACATTCTCTTTGCTGATTGCAATGATTAGCGGTTGAAACGTTTTTCCAGTCATCTGTCTGAGTAATTCTTGATAGAGCCCCATCTGGATATGGTATTTAAACCCGATAATGTTAGCTGCTACACCAGGTACACGCTTACGCAAGTCATTACTCCATTCGTCGCTGTGTATGCTTTTCATCGTTTTTAAGTCACAAAAATAACCTTTTGTTAAATTGATTGAATCAACTTTTCCTTTAACTTTTATGCCTAAGATTTCCCCGTATATGATCATTTCTTTCAAAACATTATCACCAGATTGGCCATGGTACATGAGATTAAATATCTCATCAGTTTCTAGCGTTTCAATCATGTTTTGCGCTACTTTGTAATCTTTTTTGAGTTCCCCTTTTGTAACTCCACGACTGGAAATCATCTTAGCTCCATTCTCGGCTTTGAATTTCTCATGAGCTTCAGGACTTTCGAAATAGCTGTGAAGGTAGTTACCAACCAAAAGCGGTGTCTCATCTCTGGTATCTTCCCACTCGTTGTTTTCGACAGCTAAAGCTTTAGCCTCACAATCAAGGAAAGCCTTAAATCTTGAGTTAGACAACCATTCTCGGTCTTGATAATAATTTTCTTCGGTTAATTTAGTCATTAATCTTCACCCATTCACCTAATTTTTCAACAATCACGCTATGCTTTTCGTATAATCCGCCTTGCCCGCCAAATAGTTTAGCTGTTTCTGAATCCGGGAAAGTGATTTTAAAATCGCCTTGCCATTTTGTGACGCTCTTATTCGGCTCTATTTTGGCTTCTAAGGCATTTTCTTGTTTGATGATATTATTTATCACCTTGTCTGTTTCGAGCTCGTTTACCCCCGAATTTGAGGCCTCAGACATATATTCGGTATGTTCTGTTTGTTGCTGATGCGCTTCTGCGTTTTTTTGTGCTATCTTGGCCTGCATTTTTTTAGAATCGTCCATCAGAGTTTCAAAAACGACTAAAGCAGACTCGCCATCTTCAAGCAATTTTACATATTTGCCTGGTTGCAACCCTTCGCGTTGTGCCAGGGCTGTCATTTCTTCTACTCGCTTAGATAGTTCTGCTTTGAGTTTTTCTTCTTCGCGCACCTTGTCAGCAAGCAGCTTATCGTCAGCGATTGCTTGTAAGATATCTGCCAGTTGTGCGCCATTTTCAAATCGTTTGATATAGATAGCTGGTCCAAAATCCGCTTTGGCAGCAGCTTCTGAAATTTGGATAAGCGCCTGCTCACGTTCCTGTTTTTTTGCTACTTCTTCAGCAACCAACTCGTTAATGGCCTTTTTGGTAGCAGTATTAACCCGAACATTGTCGGCCATAAAATACCCTTTGGCTGACATGGTGTCAAAATTGGATTCGAATAATCGGATATCAATATCTACACCTGTTTCAGCGATAGCAGCTTCAAAGGTTTCTTTGATTGTATTTGCACGCTTCTGACGTTCGATTTCTTCAAAGTGTTTAACACCCTCATCAATCGTTTTTGTAATTTTTTTGATTGGCTCAATAATTGAGTTAACCCACTGCTTAACATCATCAAGAGGGTTATTGTATTCTGCGAGTTTTGTTTTTACAGAGTTATTAATATCTTTCTGCAAAGTGTTGAGTTTTGCTCTAACCTTTGCATCGTCTTCAAAGGTTTCGGCTGTCACTGTGTAGCCATCGTATTTTTTAGCGTAGGCTGCTAAAATCTCTTCGAGCTTCTCTTTCCCTTTGATTTTGATTTCGGCTGGAGTAAACTCAAAATCAAAACTCAGCTCAGCGGGTTCGGCTGGTTTAATGTCATTTAAATTTTCAAAAAGTGTTAAATTTTCGCTCATTAGAATGGCTCCTCCATATCAGATTCCTTTAGGTCCGCCTCAACAACCTCTGCATCAATGATTTCTCCTGTTTCTGGATCATGCATCAATTGTTCACTTTGAATCGTTTCGACATTGCTCATTTGCTCGTCATGCTTCATGTTATCGAGTAGTGTCTGTGCAGGTGACTGTGTTTCCGTTACATCTTTAACTTGACGATCGTCAATATATTCATCTGCGGTGGTCTTGTTAATAGAATCTGCCAAAATATCACTGTCATCACTGATGTTGATAAAAAACTTAGCAGCTCTGTTGATAACTGTTTTTTTGGCCATTTCCTGAGGGAATTCTTTTTGTGTCCCTCCACCAGTCTTTGTCTTAGACCACGCTTTATCAATCTCTTTTTTTGTCATCAGTGTTAGCTTAGCGTTACCATCTATATCCTCAATAATGCAATAAGCCCCTTCAATTGGATTGTCTTGATTTTTCCAATGAGTATCATGCTTTTTGAATTTCTTTTCACCATCTACAATTTCAAGCTCAAAATCGTCACCTTCATAAATAACTTCTGACTTAATTGATTTAATTTTTTTCTGCTGCAATAAAACTGCCATTGTTCCGAAATATGATCTTTGCAGTTGGAGCTCATTCCCATAAACGATAAAATAGCATTGGTTTTTTGCTGGTGATAAACCTTGTGTTACCATTTCAAGAAGTGAGTTTGCAATCGAATCTTTTGTGCAAACCTCAAGGGCAGCACGCTTGTTTCTGTCTTTGGTCTTTAAAATTTTAAAAAACGCTGATTTTAAAGCATTTGCTGGAGCATAATTTGGGGCAATTACAAGACCTTCGTTCCGAAGCATACTAATTTTTGAATTAACGATATCAGTGATATCTTTTTGAATTGTTACAATTTCACTTGCCATTTCATTTCCTCTTTCTGTGTTTTAGTTGCCAATTCTCTGCTTTTAATCTATTGTTTTCCTGGCTTAGCGCTATGACCCTGTTTTGGAGCTTGTCTATCTCTTGCCCTAGCAAAGCTTGGACCTCGAAATAGTTGCTTTCCCAGTCATCGCTAAAATTAAAATCATTGGATTTGCTCATATAACCCCTCGATGGCCGCATGTATGTCAGTCTGACCTGCACCAAGGTAGGCAAACCCTGCTGCCAAAAAGACTTCCTGGGGGCCTAGCATGCTGCCAAAAGTATCAATCGCCTGTTCAAGGTATATGCTAAAAACTTCAATTTCTTTTTTAGCTCTGATTTTTGCTTTTTCTGCTTCTTCTGGTGTCATATTTCCTCCTAAATCGCATATTTTTTCCGCAATTGGCGCAATAGCTTCATGTACTGTGATTTATCAACTAGTCCAAAATCAAGTAGCTTCTCACGCTCTTTGTGGCTTGCTCGATACCAGACAAGTGTCTCTCTGTACTGTTTTGTCATAATCCATTCTCCTGTTTGTAGCGTTTTATTCTTAATTTATTAGCTTCTTCCGTTGTGATTCCAACGCCGAATGCAAAAAGATTGATCGGATTTAATACAGGCTCAACCCCGTTTTCCTCTCTCCTTTTTTGACAATACTCGACAAATCGGTTAAAGGTCTCTATGCTAGATTGTCTGCCATACATTTTATTGATTAAGGCATTAAATCCATCAAAAATCTCCTGCGCCATCTGACACCTCGCTTGGATTTACTTTTAAATCATCGTATGTCGGGCCTTGGTAGTCTGGATTTGACCAGCTAGGAACATTTGAGATAGTTGCATGTCGTTGTTCTTTGCTATCCTCAAATCTCTGCAACCTCTCTTTGACCTTCTCAATCGTCGTATCTCCAGCTTTATGCCACTCCACCAAAATTTTGTTGATATACTTCCAATTGATCTTGTTGTTTTCTACCGCTTCTCTTAAAGCAAGGTTAACAACATCAATCGGCATATTATCCTGGTGAATCCACTTTTGAATATCTTCTATTTCAAATGGCGATATCATTCTTCCGAAAGTTAGTTGAAAATTTTCAAAAAGCTTTTTTTCGTCCATAGCTCCTCCTGCTGTTGATGAT